ACTTCTATTCTAACAAGTTCCCTAAATCGCAAATGCGAGATAGGGAACTTGTTAGAATAGAAGTTCTATTACGCGACCATATGCAATGCAATGCAAAGTATATAGTAGAGTCAATAGAATGTTGGGGACCATTAGATGTCGACGAGATTATACCTCGCGGCAGAGGCGGTTCCCATTTAGACGCAACCAACTGTCAAGTGTTATGCCGTGCGCATCACACCTGGAAACACGATAATCCCGCTGAAGCAGAGCGTCTCAACCTCACAAAAAGGTTGCCGCCTCAGTAGGATAAGGAGAATACATGGTCGCAGGCCCCCGTATAATCATTGCCCTTTTATCCACCATCTGGACATTATCCTTTGGATTACTGTCTGGCCCTAGTCAAACAACATCAATTTCAATAACAACACAACAAACACTAACCACTGTTCGTAACGACTCTTCGACGAAAGTGAAAGTGATGGCGTACGCAGAGATGCACCCAGAACTCGCAACCCAGTTGCGTTCTAAAAAAGGCGGCTCCGTTAAATTTTGGGAAGCCGTTTCATGGTGCGAAACCAACCACAACTGGGATGACGGCGGATACTTTTCTGGCGGACTCGGAATGGCTCAATCAGTTTGGGAAGGTTACGGCGGGCGTCAGTTCGCTTCTAGACCGCCTAAAGCCACAAAGCAAGAGCAAATCATTGTTGCTAACCGCATGGCATTTTTTGGTTATCAAACCAAGAATGTGTTCAAAACACTTGATGACAAAATAAACAACAAGCCTTTCTTCCGCCCTGCTGTTGGGTGGCGTAATTCCAGCAATTGGGGAAAGCAGTGCGCAAACTGGAAAACACGCAAGCCTGCACGAGATAGATACACCGAAGCAGGAATGGTAGAATGGCTAAAGACCAGACCAGCCGCTGATATTAAGGCAAGAGAAGCAAAGAAGTCTGGAAAAGTGTCTTCCCAAAGTCTTCGCCCTACAGCAGAAGTTAGAAGTTGCCCCCAATGGGAAAGTAAACTGAAAGCGCAAGGGCTTGTTCCTGTAAAAAAGTTCTCTTACATCATGTGGAGAGAAAGTCGCTGCCTGGAAAAGATTGTTTCCAAGCCGAACTCTAACGGAACCAAAGACTATGGGTTATTGCAAATCAACTCATCGTGGAAAACGGTTACAAAGAATGTGTGCGGAGGGAAAAGCATGAATGTTCTTTTGAACTCCAAGTGCAATCTCAAGGTAGCCAAGTATCTTTTTGATAATGGCGGAATTGGTCATTGGAAAGCAACGAGCGGAACCAAATGAGCACCTATGGCTTCATGGCCATCCCAGCATGGGAGTGCGAGGTTTCCGTGGAAGAGGGCGTCTATGTTCAATTCCACGAACAAACCACATTAATCTTTTCTGAAAAAGAAGATGCCTGCGAATACGGGTCTAAAAAGTTGAAACTAAAGATATTTGATGAAACAGTTGAAATCGACATTGCTGGGCAAAAACACAAAGTTCCAGCAATGGAAGAATATGACTATTTTTATATCGCTAGTGTTGATATAGACTTACTTACTGAACATTCCAATAAAGCGCCACAGTTAGCGGAATTTGAAGAGATTCCAAAACTGTGGTACACAACAGAAAAAATACCTCCAATATGCATCATACACTTAGAAAAAATTCCGATTTAGCGGGAATAGCAAGTGAAATATTAATTTTCACTTCAGACGAGTGTGAAACAATAATCTCTATGGCCCTTCAGGCAGATAAGCCAGATAGCCAAGCATTGGTCAAGAATGATTCAATCCGTTCTTTCACCCAATACTCCATTGACGAAAATAAATTCTCTGGTTTATATAAACATATAAGTAAAGTATTTTCAGTAGGAAACTTCCTGAATTTTTACTACACTGAAATATCTCTTAAAATTATTAGATATAGAGATGGTGGCTTTCACGCCCCTCACACAGACTGGTCTGCAGATAAATTGCGCAGAAAACTATCTATGGTGGTTCAGTTATCAGAAGCGGATGACTATACTGGTTCCGAGGCAATTATTCATGCTGGCCCAGATGGCATCTCCATAACACAAGAGCGTGGAGTTGGTGCAGTATGGCCATCGTGGACATTGCATGAAGCAACCCCAGTCCGTTCTGGGGAAAGATGGGAACTGGTAGCATATGCGGAAGGCTCTCCCTTTAGTTAGGACTAAAATATTATGATGAAAAAAGTATCAGGCATGGATTATGAAAACACACCATTCAATATCCCAGATGGGATGATGACTGGAAAAGACAGAGCGGAAACAATTAATAACCCATTTGCTTCTGTAAACCGTCGCAACCTCGACCATGTTGTAAGACAAATAAATACAAATTCGAAGAAAGCACAAAAGGCTTTGGCAAGTCTTACTGATGAAGTTTCACTATTCGTTATTGACCCAGAGTTAGAAACAGTGACACTCGGCACGGATGGTTTGAATAGGATACTCGCTCTTGCCGAAGAACTCCGTATAGCGTTCGAGAATCTGCTAAAAGAAACAGAATAAATCGGATAGGTTTTTAATATGAATGACGCATGGGCCATAGTTATTGCCTCACTCATAACCGCAATCAGCGGAATTTTTATTACCGCAGTTTCAACATTTAAGAAGATGCACAAGGAAAACCGTGAAGACCACGGTCAAGTAATGAAGAAGTTGGATAATGTAGTTGACGGGCTAGACTCAGTATCTGAAAGGCTTGACGGTCACATTGACTGGCACCTACATAAAAAATAATGGCTAGACCAAAATCAAATTTAGATAAAAAAATAACAAGCATTGAAATTACGCTTAGAAGCGGACCATTAGACAAAAAAATAATGGATGTCGCTTACCCAAACTGGGAATATTATGTATTAGATATGGGCAGAAGCCTATATGTCAAAGTATCAAGTACCGAATACATGTATAGCCAGGATTGGTCAATAACAAAACAAAAGGAAACATTAATATGACAACACCAAAGATAGAGACAGTCAGTATTGACGGTCGCAGGTTCTATATTCATCCGACGCAGAAAAAACTAAAGGTACCAAGCGTTACCTCGGTTCTAGACATGATGCCAGCGCCTTACTTGCGCAAATGGAATAGCAAGATTACTGCCATGTCTGCGATTGAAAACCTTGCCTATGTTAATGAAGTAGCAGCCAAATCTAAGACCCGCGCTATTGAATGGCTAAAGGGCGCTCCCGATAGAGAACTAAGCAAAGCCGCAGACATGGGAGACAGGGTTCATAAGGTTCTAGAAGACCTAATCAACGACCCGTTGTTCGAGGTAGAGGATGACTTGACTCCCTATGTAGATGGCTTCTATCAGTTCTGTGACCGATTTGAGCCAGAGTGGCTATTCATTGAGCGCCCAATATTCTCAGTAACTCATCTGTACGCAGGCTCTTTTGACGCTATCTGCAAAATCAAGAACAAGAACTACATTCTTGACTTCAAGACTACCCGTTCTGGAATTTCCTCAAAGGTTGCTATGCAGTTGGCTGCCTATGCTCGGGCAGATGTTATGTTCAATGACGAGAACGAAGAGGTGGAAATGCCACATATTGACGCAGGTGCTGCCTTGTGGCTACGCCCAGATAAATGGGCTTTCCAACCCCTGCGTATTGACGATGATGTATTCCACACATTTCTTTCTTTGAGAAGGGTCTTTGAATGGGAGCAGCGCAATTCAAAGACTGCTATACTTGCTCCTGTGGCTAACAAAAGCCTTCTATGAACCAAGTACCTAATCCCCGCAACTGGCAAACAGCAGCATCAATGGTTATTGACGCGACTTTTGACCTAGCCAAATCTGCCGCAGTTGCAGAATGCTCGGGAATAGGACATTGCTTTGAAATCATCTGCTCGCAGTTTGATGAACTAGTAGAAGAAATCTTTACTAACGGCGAAAAAGATTCCGACAACATTGAAGAATTAATTAGCAGTATTGCAGCATATGCTATGCACGGTTATGCTATAGTCGCACAAACAAACAATCGCATTGCAGTTAATGAAATATTTGACACTATTGTTGGAAAGCAAAAAATGTATGGTCATGGAAACATTGCCAGATTTGCGCTTCCAGGAATAGCAATCAGGCTGAACGACAAAATCGAACGGCTAAAAAATCTCCAACAGCATGACGGCCCAGTCCTCTTTGAACCAATCAAAGATACTTGGCTTGATATTGTTGGATACTCAGTAATAGCAATTATGTGGATACATGATTGGTTTTTATTGGAATTAAAACAAAACAGCACAAGCACATCTAGCCACTAGGAGAACAAAGTGAGCAATGGAACAAGCGTTACCATCGTAGGTAACTTAACAAAAGACCCAGAAGAGCGGGCAACGATGAACGGGGGAGCAATCACAAGTTTCTCCGTCGCATCATCCCGCCGTTGGAAAAACAAAAACGATGAATGGGAAGAAGAAACTTCCTATTTTGATGTAACAGCATGGGCAGAACTTGGCAAAAATGCAGCCAAGTCACTCAAGAAGGGCAACCGCGTCGTAGTGGTTGGTCGTCTTAAACAAGAATCATGGTCAGATAAAAACGGAGATAAGCGAAATAAAATTGTCGTAATCGCCGAAGATATCGGGGCATCGGTTCGTCTAGCAAGCATTCCTCAGATTGTTAAAAATGAATCTAACGGCAACTACGGTCGTTCAGAAGCACCAAAACAACCAGTATGGGATGACCAAGAAGAGCCTTTCTAGGAGACTACCCTTCCTGGACAGTTAACACCTTTTAGTCTTGCATTAACCCGTTAAACGGTGAGCATTATTAGGAGGTGACCTATCTCGGTGAGTGGGAATCGACTAGTGCTCCGCGTATTGGTTGATTCCCATTTCACTAGTGGTAGTAAGTGAAAGAAATTATGGAAACCAAAATTAATTTATTCTATATTATACCATGCTTGGTATTAATGATTATCGGATTCTTGTCGGTCAATTTAGTGGCTGGCAAATGGAGACAAAACATTGCCTTCTCGTCGCTTTTGGGTGGGTGTGCATTTTTGACACTAGGCGGATTTCTAATCGCCGAGGCTATCGGCTTTTTATGCTTATCAGCAGTATTGTTAATTATTGCGCTCCTATTCGGCTACGACAACAGAGGTTAATGAATGCCATTTCTAAGTTCCTTTTCTGGTCACACACCAGACGGCTTCATTGAGTCAAAGCGCTCCGTCTATGTTCCGACTACTGGGTATTCCCAGAGTGGAAAACCATACAAGGACAACTGGGATGTAAATCGCGGCATCGAAGACGCCCTAGAGAAAGTTACCTGGGCTTACAAGGCTGCATACGCCATTGCATCTAATGCAGCACGACTTAGCATAGACCTTCGTACTGAAAATCCGCGAAGTGGCGAGATTCAAAAAAAGACCACAGTTATAAATCTTCTAAACCATAAAGCAAATGATTACCAAGATGCTTTCACATTTAGATTTATGCTTTCACAGCAAGTTCTTTTGTCCAAAAAAGGTGCATTTGTGGAAGTCGTAAGGAACAAAGTCGGCGATGCAATCAGTTTTAACCTTCTCCCCCCAGCAATCACATATCCAATTCCAGACCCAGTAAAGTTTGTAAGCGGATATGTTGTTGAATTAGGAGCAGGTCAACAAAGAGTTTTAGCACCAGAATCGGTTATCTGGATTAAGGTTCCTCATGCAACTGACCCATACAAGGGTCAAACACCACTTGATGCCGCTGGATTAGCGATTGAGTATGATTATTATTCTAAAATATATAACCGTAACTTTGTAGTAAACGACAACCGTCCAGGCGGAATCCTTGTTGTTAACGGCGAAATGGGTGATGTTGAAGCCGAAGAAATTAGCCGCAGATTCGCAGGCACAACTGGAAGCAGTATTGGTGGAGCAGGTCGCACAACCGTTATGTCTGCAGACGCCGCTACATGGATTGATACATCAACCAGCCAGCGTGATGCTCAATACACAGAAGCCCGTCAACTCAACAAAGACGAAATACTTCTTGCCTTTGGTGTCCCAGAGTCAATTCTTGGAAATGCATCAGGACGGACATTCGCAAACTCCGATGTTGAAATGGATATCTTCTGGCGTGAAACAATGCTTCCTCACCTCACGCTCATTGAGAGGGCTTTTGACCGCCTAGATGATGACCCAAACACATTTTACTCACATGACCTTTCTTCAGTCGCTACGCTCGATAGAGACAGCCGTGAGAGGGCTGCATACCATCTTGAGGAACTCAAGCAAGGCGCTATCTCAATTGATGAATACCGCTTGCTGACTGGACGCAATGCAGTAGGAATTAATAACTTGCTCGTTCCGACAAACCTTTCTCCTGTTATTCTCCAAGTTGACTCGGCTGGTGCTGGAGTAGAACCAGGAGATACTGCTGCAGGAAGCAGGCTTAACCCAGCACAACGCCCTGGAAGACCACCTAAAAATCCAGGAAAGCCTTCTGGAACAGTAACTAGCGATGTGGATGTTTCTGGACGAACCAGTAACGGACCAGCCCCAATTTCTGTTAGCCCTGCACCAATGAGCGAACTTGCTCTTGATATCCAAGAAACAAAAGAAGAAGACAATTTAGCGGAACGCCGCTATCGTCACATTCAGCGCATGGAGCGCAGTGTTGCTCTTCAAATGGGGGCAATGTTTAAACGCCAACGCCGTGTAATTATGGAAAAAGCATCATCCAGGAAAATTAAAGACAAATGGGATGCCGAAACCAAGATTTCAGCAACAGATGTGTTTGACAAAGATGTCTGGGACTCGCAATTTGTTGAAGATGCAAATACATGGATTACATCAGCCGTGATTGACGGGATGATTGAAATATCTGGAATGGGTTCAATCAATAACCCAGCAAATCAAAATAACCCAGATGTATTGAGTATTATTGAACAAAGAAGCGCTCGCATGGCGCTGCTAAATGGAACAACTAAATCAATAATTGATTCCGTATTCGAAAAGACTGCTGGAAAATCACATGCAGAATTTGTTTTTGCTCTTGAAGAAGCATTAACCACATCCACCGCTTCACGGATTGCAACCATTGCTCGGACAGAAGTTTCTGGCTCCTTTAACAGCGGAATGATGGTTGCAGCAAAAGATGCAGGATTCACAAGAAAATCATGGGTTCCTCTTTCTGATGACGGCTCACGACACAATCATGCGTCAATTGAAAACTCAATCATCGATATTGATGAATCTTTTGTGATTGATGGGAAATCAATTTCTTATCCAGGCGACATCAATGGTGTGCCTGACGAAATTGTTAACTGCCGCTGCACATTGCGCTTTTCATAGTCACACTATACAAATCCGTATAGACTAATATGACGCTACAACAATTGTATTGTTTTATAAGTTATATTGCATGCGGAGGGCGTTTTGGAACACAAGCAAGTACAAGTATCAGATGTCATTAATGTCGACACCATTGAAGGTGTTGCGGAAGCGATTGTCTCAGTAACAAATATCGTTGACTCGGTTAATGACATTATTGTCCCAGGTGCCTACAAATCAACCCTAAAGAAGCGCAATCCTAAAGGAGTTTGGTCACATGACACAAACATCCCAGTCGCCAAAACCCTTCGCGTAGAAGAGTTGATGCCTGGCGACCCTCGCTTGCCAATGGACTTGATTGGGAAAAATGCTGGCGCTCTTTTGGTACGCATGCAGTTCAACCTGAACACAACTCGCGGTCGTGATGCATTCCACGATGTTCAGTTCTTTGGACCAGAACAAGAGTGGTCAATCGGGTATTCGGTCGGCGAAGGCAAGTCAAATACAGATACCAAGACTGGCATCCGCAAAATTAACGAACTTGAACTCTACGAATATAGTCCAGTTATATTTGGTGCTGCCCCCCATACACGAACACTATCCGTTAAAGAGGATGGGTTCAGCGAGGAAAAAGCAAAACCAGGCGATGTAAAAATTGGAGACTTTGTTTCTTGGAATTCATCTGGTGGAACCGCAAGAGGAAAGATTGAATACATCATGCGTGATGGGACCCTCGGCGTCCCAGAATCTGATTTCAGTATCAATGCAACGCCAGAAGACCCAGCGGCATTAATCCGTATTTACAGAAAAGGCACAGACGGCTGGGAAGAGACAGAAACGCTTGTGGGACACAAGGTTTCAACATTGCGAAAGATTGAAGACCTTAAAGCATCTTCTGATGTTGAGGAAACTAAAGCAATAGAAGCAATCTATTCCGACATTGATTTTAGTATTCCGAGTGGCGTAAAAAAACAAGCAGAGATTGGACTTAACTGGTCAAAAGAGTACGGTCGCGGCGGTACTTCGGTAGGCAAAAATACAGCCAACTACTTGTTAAACAATGAGACAGTTTCTCCTGATAAGGCACGACATATTGCCCGATACTTCCCTCGTCATGAAGGAGAACAGTCCTTGCCGAAGAATAGCGACCCTGGCGCAGATGGCTACCCAGGAAACGGCGTTATCGCGTGGAAACTTTGGGGTGGAGACGCAGGACGCCGCTGGTCGGAAAAACTTGTCGATGCAATGAATAGCCGCGATGATGAAAAAGACATGTACACAGACTCTCCTAGCGGCACACCATCAA